CGAATGTACAAGATGCGCTCTAAGCGAGGCCTTAGGGTCTTTGCTAAGGGCTTGAACAGCACCGAGAGGGCGGAGGTGATACGAGCGAAAATGGACTGTTTTGCGGACACAGTTTGTTTTTCCCTCGATGCCAGTAGATGGGATAAGCACGTTGATTTCAAAGTGCTTGAGATTGAACATTCTGTCTACAAGCGGGCTACACCAGACCCGCAGCTCAACCAATTGCTGGACTACCAGCTCGTGAACCGATGCCGCACCTTCCAAGGGGTAAAGACCAAGGTTCATGGCAAGAGGATGAGTGGCGATATCACCACGGCGATAGGAAATTGTTTACTAATGGTAGCTATGATCTGCGCCATTATGGACATGCTCGGAATTCCGTATGAGGTGTTTGACGACGGGGACGACTGTCTCCTATTCATTCCCGGAAAGTACCGCCAACGAGTACGGGACGCGCTTGAGGCCCAATTCCTTGAATTTGGACAAGAAGTCAAGTTGGAGAATGAAGCAACTGAGATGGAGAAGATAGTCTTCTGCCAGTCACGCCCCATCCAAACAGCGGATGGCTGGAAAATGGTTAGGAACTGGAGGAAAGTTCTTGCCCATGGTACATCAGGCACAAAGTTCTGGAACACACTGTCATTAGTCAAACCAATGATGAACGCAGTGGGCTCATGTGAGCTTGCCTTAAACCGTGGTGTTCCAATCAACCAGGCCTATGCGTTAGCGCTTAGGCGGATTTCTGGTGATGAGCGTCTTAAACGTCTCGAAGTTACCGCTGGCCTAGATGTTCGGACGAAAGCGGAGCTTAGGGTGAAACCGGAGGAGTTCGAGAAGGTGGTCTATGGATCTGTCTCGACTCCTGTCACGCTCTTAGCCCGCCAGAGTTTCGAAAAGGCCTTCGGCGTTCCAATTTGGGAGCAACATGCTATTGAGAACAGGCTTGCTGCTTGGAATCCAACCCTCGAGTACATCGACATACCAACAGAGAGGGATCATTCTTGGAGGGATTATAGCGATGTGAATCATCAGCCGGTGACATGCTATTGAGCGTGTCATTGCCTGGCATTATTGCGGCATGAGTTAAAACAAAATCAGTCGGTGGTATTGTTCCGTTGTAAACATGGCAAACCACACCGAACCCTAAGCCCAGGAGGCAACGCTTGAACGCTCCGGCGAAGTTCGCGGAATAAGTCCAATCGGAGGTGGGGTGTAGGTGTGTGTTGTCGTGTGAGGCAGCTACCAGCAAGACCGTGGTCTGGCAGAACTTCTGGGGTCGCCAACCCCAGAATCCATTGATCCATGTGCGTTGGCCACCAACTGGCCCAAACAAATCTACTCATGTTAACCATAGCATAACCAGGTCTTGTGTAAGCTGATGCTCTTCAGTGAGTGTGTGTTTGCGCGGCGGTGGTAGGCAGCAAATGTAAGGAGGGAGGTATCCCCCGGGTCCTGCTGTCTATCGCACTCTAATATTTCATCACCTTAG